TTACACCAGGTGAACCCATCGCAAGAACTTGTCTTGAGATTATGTCAAAAAAACAAAAGTCTCACACACAGGTTTCTTGCCGCGCGTGCCCTCGGGCACAGCGTACGGCAAAGAATCTCTCTCTTGTCAGCGAGGTCCTAAGGCGGGAGGGTCTAGTTACTAAGACCTTCATCGCGGGTGGACCACATAGCTGCGAGAGCCTTGAGGTGAGTTGGAAGGAGTGGACGTCGGCCAGCGACAATCGAAAAGGAGAGGACCGTTTTAGGTTCCTTAATGCCATCAAAGGCACAAAGACCCTTTTTGATGAGCCCTGCAAAAGATGCGACAGGGTAGCGGCCGATAAGGCAATCCGGTCCTGGGGAGATAAGGCGTTATTCACTGCTCGGCAAACCGAGCCCGAAGTGTTGGCCGATATCAGACGCAGGACCAGGCGAATTATGGGAAAGGGATGGTGGAAGGGAACAAAGGGAAGAGTGTACGTGCCTGATCAACAGGGCTGTCTCGAGATGGAGAGAGGGTTGGGTGGGACCCTATCTGTTGCCCCTGAAGGATCTGATCTTGATATGAAATATTCTCGTGTTTCTCACGATCCGGAGAAACAAGAATATTATCGGATCCTCAGAGGCCCGCAACAGATGGCGTATGAGGAGGAGCGTGTAGGATCAGCGGAGTGCCGAGTTGGTACCGCAAAGTCTAAGGGGAAGCTTCGGGTTGTGACCATGCAAAGTGCCAGTATGAAGAGAGATCTTCGTCCTGTGCACGAGCAGGCTTACAACCGTCTCAGCTCCCGACCATGGCTTGTTCGCGGTGACGTAACAAAGGCACACTTCGAGTCCCTACGCTCCTCCCTCTATCGCGGTCACACCTTCAATTCCGGCGACTACGAAGAATCTACAAATAATTTACATGTAGATGCTGTTATTGCAGTCGTCGAGACCCTCTCTGAATCTCTCCCGTCGGATTTGGGGGCTCTTTTTACGAAGAGCTTTAGGGAGTGTGAGGTCTGGTGGTTTGATGGTAAGAGGAAAGTCACTAGGGGGAGTATGATGGGTAACCTGGGATCGTTCGTGGTTCTTTGCATCCTTAATCGGATCTGCTTTGAACGCGCTCTAGAACTCTCCGGTTACGCCCGTACACACCCTTGTCTTCTTAATGGTGATGACATCCTCTTTCCAGGTTGCGATGGTCTTTATTACTCCTGGCTTCATTGTACTAAGGAAGTCGGGTTTGTAATCAATGTCAAGAAGACCATGAGATCCGCAGTTTATGGGGACTTAAATTCTCAGACCTACCGTTACGATAAAGGTAGGTTCGTCCACAAATTCTGCTT